TTGCTCTTGAGATTGACCGCGAGATCATCGCTGACCTTGTTGGCGGTGCTACTGCTGGAACTTACTACTGGTCGCGTTCACCGGGTCTTTTCGTGAACCGCACTACCGGCGCAGAGCTTGGTGCTTCTACTGCTGCACCTGACTTCACCGGTACGGTTTCCGAGTGGTATGAGACACTTGTTGAGACAATCAATGATGTTTCTGCTCAGATTCACCGCAAGACTCTTCGTGGTGCTGCTAACTTCATCGTCTGTGGACCTGAAGTTGCCAACATCCTTGAGTTCACCGCTGGCTTCCGCGCTAGCGTTACTGCTGACTCTGAGACTGGTTCTGTCGGTGCTGTCAAGGTCGGTGCGCTCTCCAAGAAGTTCGACGTTATCGTTGACCCATACTTCTTGCGCAATGTGATTCTTGTCGGTCGTAGAGGTAATTCTTTCCTTGAGTCTGGTTACGTTTACGCTCCATACGTCCCACTTCAGACAACTCCAACCATCTTTGGACCTGAAGACTTCGTTCCTCGCAAGGGGGTCATGACCCGCTATGCGAAGAAGATGGTCCGTCCAGATATGTATGGTCTTGTTATCTGTCGCGGTCTGCTTGGCGAAGAGTACTCCTGAGAATACTCCTCGTAAGCTAGATTAATTAGCAAGCAATAGCCCCCTCATGAAAGTGAGGGGGTTTTTCTATGTTAGCGTACTATTTATTTATGACTTGAAATATTCTCCTCTGGACGAGGCCACTGTCCATAGAAAGATTTTATTCCGAGGTGGCTGGAATAAAATCATTGAATAAATCGGGTTATTGCAATAACAATTATAAGGAGAAAAATGTTATGGGAAGAAGAGTAGCAAGAGTGAGACTTCAGGCATTAACCAAGCTTGGTGAACCACTTTCCAGAACCGCTGGTGATGGAATTAATAATAATATTGGTGATGCTGTCAGAATTAACGCTGGTAGCGAGATTATTTCAGAGTTTGTGATTGATTTGGCTGCATCAGGTACTCCAGCATATGCTTTCGGTACCGCTGGTGTTCCAGCAACCAACGTTGGTGT